GTGCGCAAGCCCGCAGGTTATTTTTACAGTTAAACCTTTTTTTGAGTTGACCATTGGAGTGAATGAAATATTTTATACTTCTAAACGAATGGTTTGGTTATATGGAATTAGCAGGGAAACCCTCAGAAAATGGAGAGAAAAGGGACTTCCTTACAATGAAAATAAAAAATTATATCCCCTGGGGGCTTGTCACAAATGGATTGTAGAAAATATTTTAAGACCTAAAAGCGAGAATGGGGATATCAATGAAGAGAAACTTTTACGGGAGCGGGCCAAACGTATTCAAGATGAATTTAAGGCTGAGGCGATGAAAGAAAATCTCATCCCGAAGGGAAAAGTTGAAGAATGGTTACATGGGCACATTGAAGAAGCCAAGACTGCACTTTGGGGTTTACCGAGAAGGATGGGGCCAGTCTTCAGTCCTATCGTGGATGAAAAAGAAATTGAATTTTTATTAAGGGTAGAGATTCATAAAATATTGGAGGAGATGGCAAAACCTTTACATGGAAAGAAGCAATCTCGCAGAAAGAATTCCAGAAAATCAAAGACAATGGTGGCGACCGCCTGAACGAATTATTGTTCCTGATTGGGTAGAGAAGTTCGTTCGTCTTCCCCGTTTCACATCTGCGGAGCCAGGACCACTCCGGATTTCTCGCACACCCTATACGAAGGGGCCACTCCTTGCCCTGGGGTCTCCCTTCATCGAGCAGATTATTCTGGTATGGGGTAGGCAACTTGGAAAGAGTCAGGGCGTTCAATATCCCTTTCTCTGTTATTGTATCGCTCAGGATCCGGGGCCTGCTATTTGTCTGCTTCCAACTATCGATAAGGCGAAATATACCTCAAAAAAAAGACTTCAACCCATGTTCAAGGCTTGCGAACCAGTCCGCGCCCAAATGACGAATAACCCGGATGACTTCACTCTCATGGAAATGCAGTTTCAAAATATGATCCTTTCCATGGCCTGGGGGGGATCTGAGATGCAACTTACGACCCGCCCAGCAAGATACCTTTTTCGAGATGAGGTTGATGAGTTAAAAAAAACGGTTGGTCAGAATGCGGTTGATCCCATGAAAGCCATCGAGCAGACGACTTCAAACTTTTCGAATCGTAAGATTGTGGATACTGGAACACCCACCACTCCAGAGGGAAATATCTGGGAAGAATTAAAAACCTGTCAGTATGTTTTTGAGTATTGGGTGGCCTGTCCTTATTGCGGAGTCTATCAAATTCTTTATTGGGAAAACGTTAGATTCGGTGAAAAAGATGGCGAACACCATGATCCTGTGATCGTCGAGGAAAACGCTTATTATGAATGCGAGGGTTGCCAAAAAGAAATTTCCAATCTGGACAAGATCAGGATTCTTGCAGGGGGGGAATGGAGGGCTCGCACCACAACCGACCCATGCAATCAGATCATGAAGAATATCCGGGCCAAGATTGAAGAAACGATTTCTCTAAACGAAATTCTTGATAAATCGGAATATCGAAGAATCAAGAAAATAGGTTTTCATCTTCCCAAATGGTATTCTCCTTTTTCTGGGGGGACATTCGGGGTCATCGCCAAGGAATTTCTTGAAGCGAATAATTCCATGAAGGAAGGCGATGACTTCGCTCCGATGCGAAACTGGAGAATCTATAACGCCGCGCGACCATGGGAAGAAGTTGCGATTTCAGAGACCGAGATCGAACTCATGAAAAATAAGATTGACCTTCCACCATTGATCTGTCCGAAAGAGACCATCGCCCTGACTGCCGGCATTGATCCGGGACAGGGAGGGTTTTGGTTTACTGTTTTATCCTGGAAAAGGGATTATGGTCCTCACCTGGTTCAATATGGTTGGCTGGCTGGTGATTATGACAACTCGGGGATTGAAGAGATGTTAAAGGATTGGCATTTCAGGGTCGATCATGAGGAAAGACTGCTCCCGATTTGGAGGGTTGGCATAGACACCGGCGGCGGTCAGTATTCACAAGCCGATACGACCATGACCGAGGCAGCCTATCTATGGATCCGCAAGATAAGGAGGCCCGGCCTCTATGGGACTAAAGGGCTTTCACGAGAAACGGTCCATAGAGTGAAGGAAACCCGCCTCGATAAAATGCCAGGGGATAAAGGGGCGATGATCCCTGGCGGCCTTCTACTCATCGAGATCAACACGGATGCCATGAAGGATGTTATGTGGTTTCATCTTCGCGTTGAGGAGGGAAAGCCAGGGCGTTTCACGTTAAACAATGAGACAAAAACCGATTATCTTAAACATCTTCTGGCCGAGGATCTCCGGCTTCAGAAAGACGGGAAATGGGAATGGGTGAGGATACGGAAAGATAATCATCTTCTCGATTGCACGGTCATCGCCTTTGCCATGGCAGATTCAGAATTCAGGGGCGGGATAAGGCTTGTCAGAAGTCCACAGAAGCAAGACCAGGAACAAGACCAGAAAAAAGAGTTAAACCCGATTACTCAAAAGCAAAGGGGAAACTGGATCAAGGGGTGGTAGAAAAGGAGAATAAATGAAAAATAAAAAAATAGGATTTCCGAATAAATTATATGAAGAAATAAAGAGAGAAGCATATATTAAGGGGAAAAGTTTTGATTCAATAGTGATTGGAACATTAAAATTTCATTATAGATGGGTTTCCGATTTCGTACGATTACCAGATGAAGATAAAGATAAAATTCTTGGCTTAATAAAAAAGAGTCGTGAAATGGAATTATGAAAAAATCTTCAATTTCAAAGGAGAAATCGATGGAGAAAACCGTGAGTGGCTGGCTTTATGGATGGAAAGATATCGCTAACTATATCGGGTGTGATGTTGTCACTGTTCGTAAATATGTCACCGAATCAAAATTTCCGATTCATCGATTTCCTGATAAGAATAAAATTTTTGCCATTCCTTCCGAAATAGACCGCTGGGGAATGAGGTGTAAAAAGACATAGATTTTATATAGATTTTATATAGATTTTCTATAGATTTTCTATAGATTTTCCATAGATTTTCCATATCTCCCCGCCTTGACTTTACCTTTTGTTTAGTATCATGCTACCTTCAAATGAACGTCCCCACCACTATCAATGCGGGGGATAAGGTAACATGGACTGAAACGCTCTCTGATTATCCCGCTACGACGTACACGTTAGCCATCGATCTCCGCTCGAAGGATAGGCCACCCATCACCATCACAGCCGCCACCTCTGGATCCGACTATTTGATTACCATCCTTTCCGTGGTAACAAAACTATGGAAATCTGGCATCTACCAATGGCAGGCATTTGTTTACACAGGAACGGGGCCAGATTACACAACAAAGATCACGATTGAGCGTGGAACACTCGAAATTCTCCCTAATTTGACGCTTTTTAGCTCCTCTGATGATGGTCGTTCCCATGTCAAAAGGGTGCTCGATTCACTCGAAGCGGTAATTGAAGGCAAGGCAACTGCCGATCAGATTTCTTATTCGATAGCAGGAAGATCGATCAGTAAGATGTCTCCTTCTGAAATTCTCCAGTGGCGTGATCTTTACAAAACAGAATATCAGCGAGAACTCGATATAGAAAAAGTCGCAAAAGGTATTGATAGCCCTAAGCGGATCGGAATTCGTTTTCAGAGACCATAACTATGTTTGATAAATTTCTAAGAAAACTGATCTCAAAATATTCCACGCAACCCAAGACCGGTGCCTTCAGGATGTATGCAGGGGCCAAACAATCTCGCCTCACGTCCGGCTGGGGCCAGACCATTACCAGTGCCGACTCCGAACTCTCGACGAGCCTCCGGGTGCTGAGGGCCAGATCGAGATCCCTGATCCGTGACGCTTCCTATGCGAAGCGGGCAAAGGTCATCGTTGTCAATAACGTGGTGGGGCCAGGCATTGGGATGCAGGCCCAGGTCAAGACGGTTCGAGATGTCCTTAATGACCGAATCAATGATGATATCGAATCAACATGGGAAGAGTGGTGCAACGCAAACACCTGTCATACGGGGGGAGTTCTTCATTTTGCCGATATAGAACGCCTTGCCATGGGTCAGGTCTTTGAGACGGGTGAGATCTTCATTCGAAAACATTATCGATCTTTTGGCGGGTCATCCATCCCCTTTGCTCTTGAAGTAATAGAGCCAGAGAGGGTCGTCGATGAATTCCAGCCCTCAGCCTTTGTTTCCAATGCCGTTGTTAGGATGGGTATCGAATCCGATGAATTCAGGCGCCCCCTCGGTTATTGGATTAGACGACTCCATCCAGGTGAAATCAAATATTCCGCCACCGAGACTGACGCCATCGATCGGATCCCCGCTGACCAGATCATTCATCTCAAAGTGACGGACCGCTGGCCGCAGACCAGAGGGGAGCCCTGGCTTCATTCAGTCATTAGAAAACTTAACGACATCGATGGCTATACCGAAGCCGAGATCATCGCGGCACGGGCGGCCGCTTCTTACATGGGCATTATCGAGACTCGCGAAGAATATGGGCAGACGACCGAGACAGGTTCGAAGGAAATCACCCTTGAACCTGGTATCGTGGAACGGCTTGACCCCGGGGATAAGTTCAATTTCATTTCACCGAACCGCCCCAACTCAAACATCGATCCATTTATGCGTCTTTTACTAAGGGAGATTGCCGCAGGCGTAGGGACTTCTTATGAATCCCTTTCAAGGGACTATTCCCAAAGCAATTACTCTTCTTCACGGCTTGCCCTCCTTGACGATAGGGATTTGTGGAGAGTGATCCAGACCTGGTTTATCAGAAATTTCAGGACAATCCTTCATCGGGAATGGTTGCAGCAGGCTATTTTATCCAAATCCATAAAGACAATTTCAACCGAACAGTTTGCTGAAGATACTAAAAAATATTCCGCCGTAAGATTCAAACCCCGCGGTTGGACATGGATCGATCCAGAGAAGGAAGTCGCGGCATTCAAGGAAGCGATCAAGGCTGGTTTCACCTCAACCACCGAAGTCATCGCGCTTACTGGCGGAGGAAAGGATATTGAAGACGTCCTCGATGATCGGCGCCATGAGCTCGACATGATGGAGGAGAAAAAGCTGGTCTTCGATACCGACCCGTCGCTTGTAGGGATAAAATTGAAGCCATCCTTCCCCGCTTCAGAACCTCCGGCAGAACCAGTGCCCAAAAAGGTTGACGATGGGAAGAAGGTCATTCCTTATAGAAACAGATGAAAGGAGATCACCGTGGACATTCTAAATAAGGTAAAAATCGGAAAGCAATACAGGTCCTTCATCATAGAGAGAAAAGAAGTCGATGTGGAGAAAAGAACGATCAGTCTTTCTTTCTCATCGGAGGAACCTGTTGAAAGATGGTGGGGAAGGGAAATCCTCGACCACAAGGAAAGATCCGTCAACCTCCGCCGGTTAAAAAGAGGCGGAGCCCTTCTGATAGATCATGAAATGGCGAATCAGGTTGGGGTCATCGAAAAGGTTTGGGTGGATGAGGCAGACCGAAAAGGTCGCAGCATTGTGCGGTTTGGACGGAGTGCCAAAGCTGAAGAAATCTTTCAAGATGTCCTCGATGAGATTAGGACGAATGTGTCCGTGGGATACCAGATTGACGAATTGGTGCTTGAAGAAGAAAAGAAGGGAGATTTGAGCACCTATCGGGCGACCAGATGGGAACCCTATGAAATCTCGCTTGTCTCCGTGCCAGCCGATATCAATGTTGGCGTGGGTCGTGGAGATGACGGGAAAGAAGTGGAGATCAAAATTTTAGTACCACCAGAAATAAAAATAGTTCAAAAGGAGGAAAGAAAAATGGAAAAATGCGAAAAATGTGGAGCCGATCTTGTCAATGGGTTATGCGAAAAGTGTAACGATGGCAAGGATAAGAAAGCAATCCCCAAAACAGAAGTTCGATTCAATTCCGTCGAGATGGAAGTCAGGCGGAAAAAGGGGATCGAGAACCTTTGCAAGATGAACAGACTCGACGATCGTTATCGGGACATGTGGATCGGGCAGGGACTTCCCGAGTATGAGGTTGGAGAGGAGATTCTAAAAATTCTTGAAGAGAGAGGAAAATCAAATCCGTCACCAGATAGCCTCATAGGGATGACCAGGAGGGAAACGCAAAATTTCAGCATTATTCGGGCAATCCGCGCCGCCGTAGATAAGGACTGGACAATGGCGCCCTTTGAATTGGATTGCTCCCGGACAGTTGCACAGAAACTTGGTAGGGTTAACGAACCCTTTAAGTTTTTTGTACCGTTTGAAGTCCTTGAAAGACCTGTTGATGTTAGGGCAAAACGGGATATTTCAGTTGCAATAGGCGGTGGTGGATATCTGGTTGGGGTGGATAATATCGGTTTCATCGAATTGCTTAGAAATAGATCCGTTGCCTTCCAGATGGGAGTCCGCAGACTTTCTGGTTTGGTAGGAAATGTGACCATTCCGAAACAGACTGGAGCGGCTACCGCTTATTGGTTAGCTTCTGAAGCAACGGCAATCACCGAGAGTCAACAGACGATCACTCAGGTCGCATTAACCCCGAAGAGTTGTGGGGCATATACAGAAATTAGCAGACAACTCCTTCTTCAGAGTTCTCCAGGTGCGGAAGGAATCATTACCGCTGATCTTGCGACCGTTGTGGCATTAGGTGCCGACTTGGCGGTTCTCAATGGATCTGGCGGGGCTCAACCGCAAGGACTTCTCGGAACGGCGGGGATTGGGACATTCACCGGAACCAACATAACCTATGCGTTGCTTCTTGAATCTCAATCGGACGTCGCAGCAGCCAATGTGGTTCCCGTGTCTGGTGGTTATGTAGCAACTCCTGCGGTAGCTGCAATTCTCATGGCGAAATCGAGATTCGCCAATACGGATACCCCGGTATGGAATGGGAATATCTGGGATGGGCAGGTGATCGGATTTAGGGCTATGAGTTCAAACCAGATGCCAGGTGCAGGTTGTGTGTTTGGAGACTGGAGTGAGATTGTAGTAGGAGAATGGGGAGTTTTGGAGGTTGAGGTCAATCCCTATGCCAACTTCCAGGCTGGCATTATCGGTGTCCGTGCAATTTATTCTCTCGATTGTGCGGTCAGACGGATCGTTGCATTTTCCTGGGCGGCAACGGTAACAGCATAATGACCTTGGATACAAGAATGCGGGAGGACTTGTCTCCCGCAATTCTCCAAACAAATGGGAAGGAGAAATTATGGATATCGTCAGGATCAGAGTTTTAAGGCCATTTTACTACAACAGAATTGTCGCAGAAAGAGGGAAGGAATTAGATGTCCCGAAGAGTTTCGCAATCGATATGGTGGCAAATAACAAAGCGGAATATGCCCCCAAATCGGCTGAAACAGTAAAGGCTACGGAACCAGAGAAGGTGGATTTAAAAGTTAATTCAAAAATAAAAAAGGAGGAAAAGTAAAATGATTAATCCAAGCGCTAAAGCAGCAACTCCATTAGCATTCCTTGATCCCGTCAGCGCCTCAAATACTGCATTGGGGACGGGGCCCTGGAAAGATTGTCGAACGGCCATCGGGGATATCATGGTGACGCAGATGTGCGGAGCAGTCAACGGAACTGTGACGGGAACTTTTCTCACTTCCGCCGCAGCCAACGGAGCTGGAAACGTGGCTCTTGTGCCGGCAGGTGGCGCCTTTGTCGCTGCCAACGCAGCGAATAATGTCCAGAAGACATGGATCGATTCAAGCCAATCTCTTGGATATATCCAGTATGTTGGAACAATAGCAACCGGGCCAAGCCTTGTAGCTGTATCAGCCCATTTCCACAACAAATATACTGGTTGATCGGAGTTCCTGATGTTTTGGGAAGATGACGTGGCGGGGTTCTTCAGCGATTTTGGAGAACCCGCCA